TCCCGGTATTGGATTACCAGTATTCTGTATACCAATTACATAATTTATATCGTAATTAATTCCTTGTTCTTCTTTTACTATTTGGTAGTTGTAAGCATAAGTAGTTGGATTATAAAAAGCTTGCTGCTCGTAACCGGCTTGAGGGAAAGTTATTTCTATGGTATTGTAAGATTCTGAACCAACTCCTACGTTACCGCCGACCACTGCTGCGTGTCCTTGTTCCAACCCTAAAGCTGACTGAGGATTAAGAAAATTAGTCCCGGCGTCTTCTCCTGTAGCGAATACTGGTTGTTTTGTAGCTTGCGAAGAAGTCAAATCGGCAGAATTAAATACTTGATCATATTTTCCGGTAGAGTAAGCCAAAGCTGAAATATCATAAGTACCTTCATTTTCTGCTATATTTACAATTTTATAATTAGAATAACTACCACTAATAACTTCTGCATTATTTGGGTCATTAGGTTCAACGCTCCATATCAAATTTTCTCCAGAAAAACATCCTCCAGAATAAGAAGCACTAGTTACTTCCGCAGGTAATAAGGGTGGTATATCGTTGCCGGCAGTTTGAACACCTGTATTTGTATATCCGGTTATAACATAATTATCAAAATCAAGTTTATTACCAGTACCTCCAAAAGCTGTACCTGTATTAAAATATATTTGAGTACAAACGCCGCTCAAGTCGGATCTGTAATTTCCTGTTATAGTGTTAGTATGTGCCCCGCTAAATAATAAATTTTGGATTTGGGGTCTTCTAATTTCATTAAGGTCTCCAGTGTTAGCGTTATAAGTGGGCGTTAATAATGAAAATTTATAAAGAGTACTGCTAGTAAAATTTAAAGCTTGGTCAAGAATTATACTGTTAAAGTTATTAGCTATCACCGGAGTTACAACTGCTGCATTAGCTATAGTTGAGTTAAGGGTTAGTTGTCTGACCGCGTTTGTTCGGCCGCTATATTTTAAAGATGTTCTAAAGTTGTCATAGATTTGAATTACATCTCCGGGCATTATGTAAGCTCCCTCTTGGCCAGCAGAAAAACTAACAGTTTCTGTTTCTTGAGCTTCGCTGGATAATATCCACTTAGCAAATCGACGAGCTTGCCCACGACTAGTAGCGCCTAAGGCTGTAGTTTCTATTTCTCTTATTCCGTATCTTCTTACACTCTCTTCATCCTCTAAATATTCAATAGCTGGTTGAAATAAATTTTTCTTATCGTTATACCTTACTATGGCGACACTGTGGCGAGCTGTTTTTGAAGAACTAGAGTAAGTGAAGTTACCTTCTAGGACATTGGAATTATTAAATTGATAAACAGCATCTTTGTACTTGTCCTGTACTGCGAATACGTTTCCGTTCGCGTAATAGGCAATACCTAAAAATATAGAAGTTAAATCATTTAAAACTTTAAAAGCGTCTTCACGAGTAGTTATAATATAATTAATAGTAAATCGCGGCTCCAATCCTCCATAAGTATCAGGAACCAGCACGTCACAATATTGAGCAATTTCATACAGTGTCCATTTATCTATCCTGTCCTCTTCTATATATTCGCCCAAGCCATAACGAGGGTTGGTCATTAAATCATAAAAACACCAAGCAGGGTTATCAGTCCACTCCCTAACGTATTCGCCTTTTCTGAGTGCTGGAGCTAAGTTATCGTCTGTTCTTTTAAACTCTCCGTCCCAACCTACTGTTGATCCACTATTGTTTCGTTTCCATGTTATTTCACTAGCGCTATATATTATTTCGCATCCTACGCGGTTTTCTGAATTAGCATCTGTATCAGGATCTCCACTATGAGCAGAACTGTTTCCGTAAGTTTTAGCGATAGGGTTATAGTTATTAGGAACTTTAACTTTTATTAATCTTGTGTCGTAAGATCTGGCTGGAATACGCCCAAAAGATCTTGCGTCAAATTGAGAGTAAACCATCGCCGAATAAGGATAACGTAGAGTTGTTCCGTAGATTTCAACAATAGAGTCTACAAAACTCATATTCTTTAAAAATGAGGTTAAAGATTCAGGTGTTGTTCGAACTATCCTAATTTTCCAACCTTCAAATCCCGGGGTTTCTATATAATTAAATGAAGAAACATCTATAAGAGTTTTTCTTATATATACATCATCTACTTTACCTAAAACTCTTTCTTTTAATGGTCCCAACCACTGTCCGTCTCCAGTAGAACTTCTAGGGGTCACTACTGTTGATCCAGAAGTAGACGTGGACTGTTGAAACCTGACGTCAAAAATAGGTTGATAATATATATTATATTCAATTGTTCTTGCTTTTGTGTCTCCAAAACCAGTGGAGGCTTTTCTGCATTTTTTTAACTCTTTTGTTTTAGCGTAAGTTTTTGGGCCGGACTGAATGCTTTCAAATAAAGCTTGTATTTTTATATTGACCTCTAATTTAGAAGCTTCTTTGTTTAAGACAGTATAAGTTTTAGAGTATTTGTCTATTTCTACTCCTGTTTTTAAAGTTGCTGGTTTAACATCTGTAGGACTAGCTTCTCCTCCTTGTATCTCTGGGCCGTAAAGTCTCTCTCCTATTTGTCTAGCAACACTCAAATCTAAGAAATCGCTAGAGCTCATTCCGGCATAGGTTGTCATTTCACTATTTAAAGAAGGGATATTCCCTACAGCCGACCCATTAACTGTTTCAACGTTAATAGCTGGGTAGTTGTAAAAACCCCCTTCATCAACTAAAGGCACATCATTCCAATAAATAGACTGAAGAAAACCGAGTTTCAAATTACTTAAAGAGTCATCTCCTGTAGCTGTGTAGTTGGTAAAATCTACTCTCTGATAACCAGTCACGTTAGCTTCGCCTTGGTAAGTGTAATTTCCGCTTACTATACCTTCAGTCTCGCCTTCGCTTATTAAATCTACAGTCTCCGCGAATCCACGCGATACAACATAGTTATCGCCGACTTTTACTGCTGATAAATCCGTTACTACTGGACGTGCTTCTTTTTGTTTTTTCTTACTTCCCATTTTTTATCCTTGAGTTCCCCAATTATCGACTTCTGCTTTAAGTAATTTACCTGCATTGGGTATATTGTATAATAAACCGTATTTAGTTTCTCCCCATGTATCTTTTGGTTCGATTTCTGCAGAGGCATCCACTGTATCGCTGGCAGACTGGACAACATGACTTCCTACTAAAAGTCTTCCATAACCAACAAAAACCGGCCCTCCTTCTCGTATAGTATTTTCTGGCCCGTTAAAAAGGTAAGCTTTAGCTCCTCCTCTTTCTATTTCATTGAAATCTCCAAACTCGGGCATCGGCGTGAGTAAATTAGTTATTCCCGCTGCTACTAATCCTATGCCGCCTAATACTAGTGCTGTTCCCATAGCTCCTCCCGCTCCCATTGCAGTTACGCCCATCAAACCAAATCCACCAACAGCTATCAAAGCAACCCCTATTATAATAGTTAAGATAGACATAAAGTCATCAGAGCCTTCTATCACGGGAACTATATCTATTGTTTTTATTTTACTGCTAGACATTGCAAGTTCTGAGCATTTTAAACCTTCAATAGTGTTAGGGTCTTTACCCTCTTCTATTTGGAAATCTTTTTTATTAATGAGTACTCGGTACTTTATATTTTTTTTATCGTTTTCTAATAATGATTTATAAAGTTTTTTAGAGTTACATTCTACTCCTCTTACTGCTTGGCTTACATTTTTAGCGGCCAAGTTCCATTCGGATTGACCAAGTTGCTCGGCTAAAACGCCGTGAACTTTTATATTAACTAAATTGCTCATGTCTATATATTTTACAAATGGTTTTAGTAAGTGATTTGTTTAAAGGTTCAATACACAAATACTTGTTTCTTGGGTGATGCATAATATTTCCGTCTCCCAAAAAAACAGCAACGTGGTTAGGTCCTCTACCCTTTACGAATTCGAATACTATTACATCATGTTTTATTAAAGAGGTAGAGGGAGATAATTCTACTATTGGTAAATCGGGATTATTTTTATTCAAGTCGAATAATTCTTGTATTAGCTCAGGGTTCTTTTTATGCCAGTCATCTCCCAATTTGTTTTCTCCTGAAAGATCTACTCCTAAATTTTTGTAATACTCTTTTATAACGGTATAACAATCTGACTCTCCTATTTTAAATATCCTGTCATAAAGGAAAGTTTTACTTTTTTTAGGATCAAAAAAACTAAAAGAATCTTTTTTAGAGCAATAAAGTATAAAAGGTAATTTATGCGCTCTACTGTTTATCATATCGTTGGGAGAAAATTGATCGTTACGTGAATTATGAGAGTGGTAAACAGCTTTTACATTTC